TTTGTACCAGAATGCAAAGTAGAAGTTTGCTTCCCCAAGAACATACATTCGAGTTGTGAAGTGTGTTTGGTGTTAACAAAAATTATTAGCGATATGTTTCGGTGATTCTTGTGGGTAATAGAAATTGTTATTGTTAATATAGAATGTTAGTTTACAGGATGGTTGATTCTTAGTGATAACATAAATAGTGAATTGATCATTTTAAAAAGGTTTGACAAAGGTGTGCACATGTGATATACTTAAAGCATCAAAGAAATAGCAATTTTTAAAGGAGGACGAAAAGTTATGATGAAGCAGGAATTCGAGAACCTCATCGGAAAACAAGTAAGCGATAAGAACTACGAAGTGATTGACCGATTGTCTACATTGTTTCCGGATACCAGTGTGGCAGAAGTAAATAAGCAGATTGCGGACGTTTATAATGCTGGTGGCATGGAACTTATTAGCCATGTGCTCGAAACGGTAGATATTATGAACAGTTTGAAAAAAGAACTTGAGGAAGCCGTAGTAGACCTTGAAAAAGTATTAAAAATAATGGGATTTAAAAGGAGGAAATAAGATGATTTCAAAGTTTAAAGATCGTTTAACAGTTTCATTACTAAGAACAAATATTGCTATAGTTGAATTTGAAAGTGAGTGCAATAATCAAACAAAAAGTGAATTTATTGATAATTTAATTACAAATTATGCTAATGGTTATCTGTTCAAAAGAGTAGTAGAAATAAATATTATTAAAAAACTTAAAAATTTAGGTTTTACTTGTGAATATGATTTAAATATGAAAATTGACTATGATAAAATTACTGTTGCAACTACTGGGTATTATGACAGAAAACCGTGTAATATGGTTAGTATTATAGCGGAGTCAACTTTTGATTTTAACGTAAAAATTCTGCAATCAATTAAAAGAATAGAAAATTAGTATGGAGGATTCTATATGGCTAGGAAAGTTAGCGGAAGAGATTTATTAGAGCGTGAATACAGAGAATTAGTTAAAGAATTTAATGAAAGGGCAAAGGAAATTAAAAAAGCTGGAAAAACGTCGAAAACTGTAGATTATATAAAATCTACAATCAGTTCAGGTGCAATTGGTAAAAGAGGGAATCTACTGCATCGTTTAAAATCTAGGAAAATTAGCAACTACGAGGAAGCAATACAGTTATTAAAGAAAGTCAGAAATTGGAAATCTGCAACATTAGAAGGAGTAGCGGAAATAGAGAGACAAAGAGTAGAAACAATAAAAGAAAATTATCCTGAACTTGATAGAATGTCAAGTGAAGAAATAGTTGAAATGCTTAATTTTTTAGGCACTACTAAAGGGGTAGAATCTAAAAATAAGTATGACAGTGACCAGCTGATTTTAGCAATAGGTATGCAAAAAATAGATAATAGAAATAAATCTATTAAAGATATATACGATGAAATTCAAGAGTCTGATAAAACACTAGCAGACTACATTAGAAATTCATTAGAGCAAAATAAAGATAAAAACTGGATTCCATTTTAGTAACTATTAACAAGGGGGTGTGTAAGAATGCCGTATTTAAGAAAACCAGATATACTGCCAGATAGCCGTCTATCCGGTTTTTATTATACATATTCCTTTGAGTCAATAGAGAAAAAAATAGATTACTTAGTGAATAATGACGGTCTTCTCTTAAACAAAAAAGGTAAAGCGCTTCTATCCACTCCTTTAACTTTTGATATTGAAACGTCTTCGATGCCAGAAAACGATCCGCATAACCCGAAGGAATACATGCTAGGTTTTCCTTATCTATATCAGCTTTATTTGCTCGACACTGTTTTCTTTTGCAGGACACGAACTGAGTGTTATATGCTTTTTTCTGAAATAGAGAGAGTTTTATTAAAACATAATATTCAGGCTGTTTGCTATGTACACAATCTCTCGTTTGAGTATCAGTTTTTAAAGTCAATTTTAAACATAGATTTTACTAAGGTTTTTCTGGTAAAGAATCGAAAAGTAGCAAAATTTGAGTTAAATTCTGATACAATCATTTTTCGTGACAGTTACCTATTGTCTAATATGTCATTGGCTAAGTTTTGTGAAAACTACAACTCAGCAGAATATCAGAAAGACAAGGAATTAATAGATTATGAAGTTATCCGCTATCCGTGGTCTGAGCTATCAGACGAAATTCTATATTACTCTGGAATGGATGTAATCACATTGTATCATGCTGTCTTGTCAATAATGACAAAAGAAGGTGACAATCTGAAAACAATTCCGATGACAAATACGGGATATGTCAGGCGATCATATAAAAAAGCGTGTCTAGGAAGCACATACAACGGTGGATCCTATCGTGCTAAGTCAGATGCTAAATTTAAGCAGAAAAAAACATATAGACAAAAATATATGGACAAAGAAAAGATAACGTTGGAACAATACAATTTACTATTAAAAGCTTTTCGCGGTGGTAACACACATGCTAATCGCTATAAAGTAGGCAGAATAATTTCTAATGTAACATCATACGATTTTGCATCATCCTACCCCGCTGTTATGATATGTTCAGATCAGTTTCCGTCTGGTAGACTAATGGAATGCACTAATTCTGTCCAAACACCGGATGGAATCGAATACTATGTCAAAAACTATTGGTGTATATTCGAGGCTGTTTTCGAAGATGTACAGTTACGGGACAATATTAAAACGCCGGTTCCATATATTCCTAAATCAAAAATGATATGTTCATCATCCGCATATAGTACTGGGATTTTTGACAATGGTCGTCTGATATCACAAAAAGATTCATTCGAATTTAGTTTTCTAGGTTGTGAATATTATATTATTAAAAATCAATATGCAGGTAAAATGAAAATAACGAAAGCATACTATACAACAAAGGGATATTTGCCCGATGAAATACGGAACGAGTGTTCAAGATGGTATGTAAAGAAAACAGAGCTAAAGGGTATTGAGGGTTCTGAGTATGAATACATGAAGTCAAAAAACCGTGTAAATGCATCGTTCGGCATGATGGTTGAGAAAATCGTAAAAGATATATCGGATTTTTCGGGGAATTTAAATGAATTAACATTACGAACTCCCACCGAAGAAGAAGCAAAGAATCAAATTGAATCGTATTATAATGTAAGAAGTGGAAAGTTTTTAAATTATCAGTGGGGGGTAACGGTTACTGCCTTAGCCAGAGTTCGTTTACAGGAGTTGATCGACCTAACATACAAAGATTTTATTTATGCTGATACTGATTCTGTTAAAATCGAGAACGGAGAAAAGTATAAAGAATTATTAGAAAACTACAACAAACAATGGATTGAATATGCTGAAAATTGTAATGTATCGTTCAAAGCATACACGAAAAAAGGAGATTTACAAATTTTAGGTATTGCGGATTTTGATGGATTTTACAAACGATTTACAACTCTCGGTGCAAAGAAATACGTGTACGATGACGAAAACGATCAATTACACATTACAATAGCAGGAGTTCCTAAAAAGTTAGGAGCAAAGCTTTTAGGTAAAATTGAAAATTTTAAAGTCGGTATGCATTTTATGGTAGGAGCTGATGGAACGCTGGAAGATCGGCAAGCATGGAAAAAGCGATTGTTATACAATGATACTGACAACTTCGATCTCACTATTGATGGAAACATTCTGCACATCGGAACATACATTGCAATGGAAAGAACATCGTATGAATTATCAATTACTGATGAGTACGAAGAACTTATTTCTTCTTTGAAAAATGATGAAATATATGAAAAAGATGATATATGGGGTTGACAAACATCTAAAAACGTGCTAAGATATATATGTACCGGATAGAGGGGTTCGGATAATAAAATACAGATTGTCACGGGTGAAACCGCTGGATTTTATTTACGAATGATAAACGGTGTCAGAACTTCTCTATTGCGGGTACTACAAAATATAAATAAAAAGGAGAAAACATGAGTGCAAAAGTAATTAAAACAAGTGAAGGTTTAACCGCAAGAAAAGTTCTGTCTTATACCTCAAGAAATGATGCTATTCCTATGAAAGAGTTAGCTAAGGGAACGATCATTCCGTTTAAAGGTTATATTGAACAGGAAATTGTAAATGAAAATACTGGAGAGGTGTTCAATTCTCTTCTCATCATTTCCGAGCCCGATGAATCGGGATATGATACACTATACGCTACCAGATCGGAAAGCGTAATGCGTTCTTTATCCGATATTATTGATACGCTTACAGATATGGGAGATACAGACCCATTCTCAGTTAAAGTTGATAAATTGAAATCAAAAAATGGGCGGGAGTTTATCACTCTTAGCCTTGCTGATTAAAGGAGAATAGAATATGGCAAAATATATTACAAGAACAATTCCTGAATATAATACAAAAGTTACATTCGTAATGAATGGACAGCTTGATACATATAAATTGGACGGAGAAGTTGGAAAGAAGGAAGCAAAGAAACTCCTTATTTCCATCTTAGGAAATAAAGATATTCTTATTGTTTCCTGCACTAAGGAAGAAGTTTCTTCCTCGGTATACAAAATGCTTGAAAAAGATTTTATTGCTATGGCAACAAAAGAAAGCACTTGTTACCCTATTCAGTAATAAGCCCCTTCTGGTTAGGGGAACCCCATTCTTTCCTCTTTTCCTTATATAACCGCCGGATTAAAACTCCGGCGGTGATTTTTATTGACAATTTCATATGATTGTGGTATAATAAGCATAAATAAGGAAGGGGTGATTCCATTGCACTAGTGAGAACAAATAAACTTTATATTAGAACTTAAGAGCAAATTTTTATGATAATAGAAATAACGACAAATAAAGGATAATATCCGAAGTAAAGATTATTTGTTAGCAGTCTATAATCATGAAAAAGTTTGTATATGAGTAACTGTAGATTCATTTTTGTATCTACCCACGGTGCGCTAACTAAAAACAGTCATTATCCAAACAAATTACCCCGTCTTCTCTCGGCGGGGTAATTTTTATTTAATAAATTCGAGAAAAGCTTCTCGCGCCTTATAGCTTGAAAATCGAACCATATTATTATGATATATTTTTTTCATTCGTTTTTTAAAACGATTATTTCCGTCAAAAATACAATCATCCGATAAGTCCTCTTTTCTTGCGGCAAGTGCAAAGTTATATGTCAAGTCAGCAGTTTCATTAACATAGTAAAACGCCAGACCATACAAGTAACGAATTGAGAAATATTTATCACAATACTTAATAGTAAATAAGTAATCACCTCGTAAGTTTGGAGTTTTTAAAATCATAGTGTTATCATCTTTTAAATATTCTTTTTTTGTTAATAGTTTACTGTAATCAGATTCTGAAAAAGATTGATTAAATGTGCTATTTGAATGAGCATCTGCGGCACTTTTATTAAACCCTTGTTCAAGAACAAAGCCATTTCCTCTATAAAAATTGGTTTCAATATTTATATCGCGGTTTATTCCAAAGTGTTCATAATAAGGGTTATTCACATCGATCAAGTTTCCTGTTAATATAAGTGGTAAATATCTGCTCTGCAATCCGCCGCCCCTTGCCAGTGATGTATGAATAGAAAAAACTCTCTTTACTTCGTCCTTGATATAATCGCCACTTTCCGGCTGAAATTCATCAAGCCATATTTTTGTAACACGATCAAACACATTTGAAAAATTTCTTATATCATCACTGGAATTGAGTGACGTGCTATACCCGCATAGAAACCATTCGTTTTCCTTTCCCCGAAGTCTAATGTAGATATTGTTGAATACTCCTTTGATTCCTACCTCTTCTTTCATTTCTAAATCAGGATAGTAAACTGATAATGCGCAGGGAAAGTACGCCATGAAAGAAACTGCTTTTTCAAGCTGATATTTTTTCCTCATTAAAATGCAAAACAATTCATTTTTTGTTAAAAATTTATTTAAAATGTATCCCCCAAACCAAGTAGTTTTGCCAGCACTACGGTTCGACGTTGAAATATACGTTTCTGGCTTATTTCCATTTTTATCCATTTTTGACAATAGTAAATTTCCACTATAATGAATTTTATCATCTGATATAAAATGATTATATTTTTGTAAATCCATAGTACACACTCCTTTACATATTTTTTATTTATGGTATATTTATATTGTAACATATATACAATTAAAAGTAAAGGTGGTGAATACATGCATAGTATCGGTGTAGCATTACTCTTTAATTTAACAGATTTAGTTACCGGTTTAATTGCTGCAGTTAAAGCAAAGGAGTTACAATCAAGTAAACTTCGGGATGGAATTTTTAAAAAAATTGGTTTCTTAATCTGTTATTTTTTAGCGTTAATGATTGATACATATGGTAGCGAAGTTGGTTTTGCTTTAGAAGTTAAAATACTTCCAATCGTGCTAGGTTTTGTGTGCCTTACGGAAGTCATCTCGATCATCGAAAATATTTCTAAAATTACCGATATTCTACCCGAAAAACTCTTGTCAATTTTCCACATTTCAAAGGAGGATAACAATGGCTGATGTAAATTTTATCAGGATTCCAGAAACGATTGCCGTTGCGATCGAAGTTATTAACGGAACATATGGAAACGGAGAAGATAGAAAAAAAGCACTAAAAAGAGCTGGCTACAACTACACGAAGGTTCAGCATTGCGTAAATGAATTGATTCCCATTTTCAACAAATATAAGGAGTGATAAAAATGCCAGATGAAAGAAAAATCAGTCCTTACGTCGTTTCTGCCATGTGCGGTTGCTGGGCTTGGGAATCTGGAATGAATCCTGGTATCTGGGAATCTCTCATTCCTACAACGTGGGATCACGAATACCAGTATGACGGCATAGGCGGTTTTGGTCTAGGTCAGTGGACTAATGTAGGAACTCCGCACGGTCGTTGTTATAACCTTCATACCTGGGTCACTAGCCAGGGATATTCTGACGGAGATTTATATGGCCAGCTAAATTTTGTACTGCACGAAAATTACTGGACAGCGGCAAATTCAGTGATGGGATACAACAACTTATCCGAATTTTTAGCATCAACAAGCACGAATTTACCGTTGCTGGTAGAAGAATTTCTAGCATGTTGGGAAGGTGTTCCTGGAAATAAATTGACTGAGCGTATTGCATATGCACAAAATTATTATCAGTTCATTTACGATAATAAATCTGCGAGTCCGTCTTCGTGGAAGCAGACCTCCGGCAATTTCTATCAAGATCCTACCGGAAGTAGCGCACATGCGAACGTGATGTTGGTATACTGGTGGGCTGGAGGAGTGGAACCGGAGCCACCTGGGCCAACACCTGGTAATAATGGAAAAAGCATGCCACTATGGTTTTTTATGAGAAGAATTATTTAAGAAAGGAGTCAATAAAATGGCAGTATTATCAAAAGAAGATTTAATTGCTAAACTTAATGCAAGTTTTGGCGAAAATTTAAGTGATGATAATATTTCATTGCTTGAGGATGTCTCAGATACCATTGATTCATTTTCAGACACGGAAGATTGGAAAACAAAATATGAAGAAAATGACGCTTCTTGGCGTAAGCGTTACAAGGAACGGTTTGAGGGAAAAGAAGATGATAGCCCTGAGAGCGAACCTGAAATTGAGCATTATGAATCACCGACAAAATTTGAGGATTTATTTACTGTAGAAAGTGAGGTCAAATAACTATGGCTAAGAGAATTGCACAGAGTACTCTTAATGCGAGCACGATTGACATTTTAAACGTTATCAGGCAGAATGCCAGTTATGATTATCAGCAGAACGTTCCTGTAGTAGAAAAAGCAACACAGATTCCTCAGGTAGGAGAAATTATCTGCGGCACTCCGGCGTTAGCAAATCAGTTTTTAAATGCACTGGTAAACCGTATTGCATTAGTGCGAGCGCAGAGCGTAACATTTAACAACCCGTATTCCAGACTGAAAAAAGGATATCTGGAGTTCGGGGAAACGGTTGAGGATATTTTTGTAAGCATTGCAAAAGTAGTTGATTACGATCCTGATAAAGGAGAAGGTAGAGAGTTTAAGCGTTCTCTTCCTGATGTGCGTAGTCAGTTTCACATCATGAACTGGCGTGTTATGTATCCGGTGACTATTCAGGACGAAGATTTGAGAAGAGCTTTTCTGAGCGAGCAGGGAGTAACTGACTTAATCGCAAAAATTGTAGAATCAGTCTATACTGCCGCCGAGTACGATGAATTTTTGCTGTTCAAATATTTGATTATCAAAGCAGTCGCCAAAGGGCAGATGTACCCTGTATCAGTTGACGATTCTAAAACGTCAAATTATGCAACTGCTTTCCGTTCAAAATCCAACGCAATCACGTTTCCGAAAACGACTTACAACGCGGCATCTGTTAGAAACAATACTCCTCGCGAGAGGCAGGTCATTTTCATGGACTCTGATTTCAACGCAAAATATGACGTCGAAGTGTTAGCCGCCGCATTCAACATGGACAAGGCTACGTTCATTGGAAGCCTTTTCCTGATTGATGATTTTACAACGTTTGACAATGAGCGATTCGAAGTTATCCGTGATTACTCCGATGGCATTGAGGAAGTAACGAGCGAGGAACTCGCGCTTATGGCAGATGTAAAAGCAGTTTTGGTGGATGAAAATTGGTTTCAGTGCTACGATAACATGAACAAATTTACCGAAAAATATGTGGCATCTGGCTTATACTGGAATTACTTCTATCACACCTGGAAAACTATTAGTTCTTCACAGTTTGCAAACGCCATTGTGTTTGTCGCAAATACCGTTACAACTAGTCTTCCCGCTAGTATCACCTTTAATGTGGTCAATAAGTCAATTTCCGAAACTGCTACAGTTCTTTGCCTGGAACCGCAGGTGGATGGCGCTACGTTGGAGCCGCATAATGTTCAGTTAGTTCAGACGGAAGCCGCGACAACTGCGGGAATCGGCGTTCAGAAATATGGTGCATTGTTAATTCCGGCAAGTGCAGCCAGTACAAAATTAACGCTCGAGGCAAGTGTAAATGGTGAGAAGTATACAGCAGAAACTATGATTGATGCTTCTGCCAATGTTGGTGCTAGTGTTGTTTTTTCAAAATAAAAATATGGGGGATTATAAATCCCCCATAGAAAGGATTTTAAATGAAAGATATAGATAGAAATATAAATTCATATTTATACTATGTAAGCAATGCGCTTAATACTTTTAATGATATTAGAGACTTAAATTCCGACAAGTTACAAAAAGTATATACAATAGAAAATAGTATTACCGGCATTAACGAAGGCGTGATTGGATATGTTGATATCGAACCGGGGGAATATTACTACCGTCATTCTCTGTATACGGATGTATCAGAAGGTAGTTGTTTATTTTCAATATATGCGTCTTATCGTTCAATTCCAATTTTTCATATTATGCGATCACACCAATAGAACTGACCTATACAACTCTAATTCCATACCATTTTATTGTAAGTACTCCGACTCGCATTCAATTTTCTCATGAAAAGGCTAGTTCAGAGAAATTTCATCTCAATTCTACACTTGAACTTTTTAAGAGGGTGGCATAATGTATATAATTCCGAACAGTACAGTTGAAATATTTCCAGATATTGGTTTATCTGGTAATTATGATAATGCATTATATTTTAGTTCAACTACAGCTAAAGATTCATATTTTTCAAATATTGGAAAAATAGCAACTTTAACAAATATATCGTATGTATCACAGCAAAAAGGAATCATCAGAGTTGGAACTCCGATTGCAAATCTCCTTTCAGCAGGATACTTGCGATACAAAAATACATCATATGAAAATAAATGGTTTTATGCATTTATCACTAGCATTGAATACCGTTCAAACGGTATGACGGAAATTCATTTTGAAATTGACTATCTCACAACTTGGATGGGGGCTTTTCAGTTAAAGCAATGTTTTGTTGAGCGGCAACATGTGACAGATGATTCGATTGGCGTTAATATTCTTGATGAGGGAATCAACTTCGGCGAACACGTTATTGAAGGTATTCATGATTATACCCTCACCGGAACATCATCGTTTAATCCTATCGTTATAGTGACAGCGGCAGAATCCGGCGGCTCCGGCGGCGGTATTGCTGGCGGAGTTTATAGCGGATGTGTAATCTCCGTTTTTGTAACGGCAGAATCTGCAAATAAATATATCAATGATTTAATTGACAAAAATAAAGCAGATAATATTGTTAAAATATATTCACTTCCGGCTAAATATGTAGTGCCCGGCGGCACTCCGATAGAAGACCGATACAAGGAGACTCACACAAATAATAAACCTTATAACACACTTGACGGCTACGTTCCAAAAAATAATAAACTCTTCTGCTATCCCTACAAATATGCGGAAGTAAGTAATGGAGAAGGTGACAGAAAAGATTATAAATATGAGTGTTTCAACACAGTGCCGGGAAATGCAAGTAGCGGAACATATAGTTTCACAGAGCAGGCATCCTTTGGGGCATCAACTCAGGCTCTTTTTATGCCGATCAATTATAAAGTGCAGTCTATGTCAGGAAACGGACAGTTAGAAATTGATGAACGAGTGAGTTTGTCAAGTTTCCCTTTATGCGCTTACAACATTGATACATACCGTGCATATACTGCACAGCAAAATACATCCGCGCCGAACAGCCTGTTTAATAGCTTCACTAAAGGAGCGATCAGCGGTGGAGCCGCAGGAGCCGGGGGAGGTATACTGGGTGCCATTGGCGGGGCATTATTTGGCGGCATTAGTAGTAGCATAGGAAAAGTAGTTGATTTATTAACTGTTAATACCGTACCAGTTGAAATGGGGACAAGAAATCAGGGAACACAGGAAAGTGATTTCCTGCTTGCCACAAAGCAGAAAGGTTTCAGAATCTATGAAAAATGTATTACGAAAGCATACGCGAAAGTAATTGATGATTATTTTTCAGCTTTTGGATATGCCGTAAGGCGAACTGCTACTCCCAACATGAATGCGAGGCCGCATTGGACGTATGTAAAAACTACAGATTGCATAGTGGAGGGAAATTTACCGTCTGACGATGCAAGAAAAATCGAAAATATTTTTAACTCTGGTTGTAGGTTCTGGAAAAAACACACGGAAATTGGAAACTATGACCTTGATAATAGCCCGTCGTAAGGAGGTGATATTTTGGGCAAAAAGAAAAGTTACTTTAGTGACTCATTAAATCTTAATATGCGATCATACGGGCAGTATCTTTCTATTCTACGGCAGATTTCTATTAGTATGTTTGAGTGGAAGAACATACCTTCCACTATTGATAGTCGCTATATTGAACAGGCGTTATTTTATAACGCCGGGGCTGTTTATTTCAATGACGAAGTGGTTGGAAACCTTGCCCTAGATGTAGTATGTAACGGAAATTTTAACGTTTATGGTGAACCTGTGAGACGTGTAGCATATTCAAAATATAATAATTATCGCAAATCATTATATGATAACGACAGTGTTATTATATGGAATAACATGGACAGAACTCCAACTTTTCCAGTTATTGAACTATTTGCACAGAGACTTTACAATCTGGACAGAATCATTGATGTAAATGCCAACGCTCAAAAAACGCCTGTATTGCTAAAATGCGATCAAAAACTGCGGCTAACACTACTGAACGCGTTTAAAGAAATGGACGGAAATAGTCCTGTAATCTTTGCTGATAACTCTTTTGATGAAAAGGCCGTTATTTGTTTAAAAACAGACGCACCTTTTGTATGCGACAAAATTTATGATTTAAAAACAAACTTGTGGAACGAAGCTCTTACATACCTAGGTATTCCATCTGCAAACGTTATGAAAAAAGAACGTTTAATTAAAGATGAGGTTCTAAGAGGTCTTGGCGGAACTCTCGCAAATAGATACTCACGCTTATCTGAACGGCAACATGCGGTAGAAAAAATCAATGCTATGTTCGGAACAAATATCGAGGTGGCTATAAGAGATGAAATTGATGAACTCGGGCAAGTAAACTTAGGTTTAAATACTCCTGCTTTAGGAGGTGAAGGCAATGAGTAAGTACACGACAGAAGTGAGATATATCTGTGAGCAAAAAGCAGGACTGCAGGAAAGCGTCGGATTCAATAATATCAATTCTGTACTTGATAAATCGTGGGATAAGATTTTCACAACTAACTGGGAAATTTTCGATGAAAGCTATCGAAAAATTCTATGTGAAAAAATCTTGAGGTCTTATTATACACGAGAAATTTGTGCAGAAACCGTTGGTTTATGGCAGTTGTGGCTTGACTCTACATTATGCGAAATTATGCCAATGTACAACCAATTGTATAAAACAACTATTTATGAATTTAATCCCCTGTACAACACAGATATGACAACTACATTCACAAAAACAGTAACGGGAAATGATAGCAAAACAACAACGGGAAATAACAGCAAATGGAACGATGTGTCAACTTCTAGCAAAAATACTAAAACAGACGATTACACTGTTAAAGATTCATCAAAAACAAACAGCACCAGCAATGGAAATACTAATTCAGAAAGTAGTAATAATGATACATCCGCTGAAACAAATAAATTCAATGATACACCGCAAGGAGGTGTTAATGGAATTGAATCCGGAAATTATTTGACTGATATTCGAATAATTTCACGAACTGGCACAACAACTAATTCATCAGATGAAAATTCTACAAGTTCACTAAATGGAACATATACGAATGAAAATCTAAATAAGGGCACTAGTGTGAATGAGGGAACTGCCCGTTCAAATACAACTGAAACTGGAACAACAAACGCTTCTGAAACTGGCACATCAGAAACAACCGAAACATGGACGGAAAAAGTGATGGGAAAGAATAACAGCGAAAACTATGGACAGTTATTAGTTGAATTTAGAAAGTCAATTATCAATATTGATAAAATGATAATTGATGAATTGAAACCATTATTTATGCAGTTATGGTAGGAGGTACAAATATGGATAAAGTTTTCATTCCTTGTAGCGTAAAAATACTGCCGGTGAGCTATGATGACAGTTTAAGCTATTATGAACAGCTGTGCAAACTTACAAATAAAATGAATGAACTTGTTGAATTTATTAACAGTAACTTCACTGAACAAATTCAGAACTACCTTGATAAAAAGTTTGATGATTTAATGATAAATGCTATTTACGACGAAGCAACCGAAACTATTGTTTTGGAGAAAGGAACAAAATAGGAGGTATGGCTAATGAGCGATGTAAGTAAATTTAACATTTTAAATAAGATAGTTAAAGTAAAAGATACCGAGGGCAGAGCAGAAGCAATCGCACGGTATAATCAACTTTTAAATAAAATGGAAAAAGAATTCGAAGAAGTCGACAATAATTTCTTGCAAGTTGATAATAAATTTACAGCTGTTAATAGTGCTGTTAGTAAAATAAATAGCAAAATATCGAATTTTGTTAATGTTGTTACTGATTTCGGAGCGGATAATACGGCTAAAACTGATTGCACGGAAGCTCTGAAAAAAGCTTTCGCTGTGCAAGACGCTTTTATTTATTTTCCGGCAGGTAATTATCTTATCAGTGATAGCATTAAAATAAAATCTAATACCTATGTATATGGTTATCGAGCACTAGTTCAGAACAACAATAGTAATAATATGTTCATCAATGATTCTGATGGAAGTATTGGTGGTTATAATGCCAATAGCCATATCACTATTGATGGATTATGGTTTAGAGGCTTGAATATGACGCAAACGATTGTTGCTTTTGGCCATTGTAGCGATATTCGAATTATTAACTGCGATTTTGCCAGTAACTCAGCTACTCATGAACAGCAAAATTGGCATCTGGTAGAAATCAACAGTTGCCGAAGGGTGCTGATTGAGAATTGTCATTTTACAGGAACCGCTACTTTCAAGACTGAAATGTTGCAGTTGGACGTTGCTACTCAAACAATGGTTTTTCCGTGGTTCGGGCCGTATGATAATACACCGTGTACTAATGTAGAAATTAGTAATTGTAATTTTTCACACCCAAATAAGTATGGATATGAGACACTAGGTTTAAGTGATGCAGGAATTGGTAATCATAACGGAGCTAATTCGGCGCCGATTGAATATATAAATATTCATGGATGCCATTTCAATAATGTTAAAACAGCATTTAAATTTGAGTATTTACGTTTTAGTATTATTGATAATAATATTGCTGAAAATTGTATGAGTGGTTTTGCATATCTTACCAGCCATATTATTGATACTGTAAAAATTACAAATAACACTTTTTACGGCAATGTTGATGATTATACCGACAAAGTAAGCAATACAACCCTTGGACGTGGTATCTCGATTGGAACATTGAATGGTCAACAGTGTAGCAATAATATTATCAGTGGAAATAATGTTATTGGATTTGCAACGCATGGAATCGCTGTAAATGGTGAATTTTGCGACGTAAGTAATAATATCATCAGAGGTAATGGATATACCGGATTGTATACTGATTATGATAATTATAAATGTAATTTTCATGATAATATCTGTGATGGTAACGCGAGGTTAGACCAGGAAAACCAAGATCTTTTTGTTTCTCATACTCATACTGATAAAATAACTCGAAGCGGTGGAAACGATATTTATAATAACAAAGCGTCTATTATCAGATGTGCAGTTTACAGTACTGATAATTTGAAAAGTAGGGTGCATGATAATGTATACAGTGAGATTACTTATCCTACTACTTTTAATAAGCTTAACGTATATGGAAATACTAAATTCAATGGTAATCCTAATTATAGATTCGATAGTGCTAATATTTCCTCTCCTTCGGGGGGGCAATGGTATACTCCAGTAAATTTTACTACAGACCATACTTGTTATGTTTTAATTAACTTTCAGGTAATTATACCCGCTAATTTTACAGGAACTTTTAACATTAGAATTATAGATACTAGTTCTAAAACTACTCTAGGTTTTGACACAATCGACGTGTCACACGCGAGTAGTACTACTCATACTGGAGGTAATCTTACTATATTCGTAAAAATTCTAAACGGGCACACTATTTCTGGCGAGTTATTTTTTGTTTATAGTGACAAAGCGGTTGAAAGTGTAGATGCTCAAATTATTATGCTTGAATTACCCGTGCCGCTTGAAAACACTGATACAGTATAAGGAGGGCTAAAGCCCTCCTTTATTATGCAAATACATATATTATTAACATTAAGATTACAAATAAATCTAATATAAAACATGTGATCAAGAAATCTTTCATTGTTTAATCATCTCCTTATACCAATATAACAATAGCATGAGAAAATATCTTAAAGTAATCAACTTCCTTTTTAATATGCTTTCTGACTCCGGTAATTCGTAAAAAAGTGATACCTTTTTCTGTGAAACAAGCTCTTTCCTGTAGCCTGTATTACCGTAATAAGCGTTTTCTTATCGACGTTACCGCACGCGTATAATAAATCTCTTACTGTCATAATCTCACCTCAATAGTACACATACCATTTTGCAATAAATCGAACCATTCTACTTCGTAACTTTCATAACGTTTTATAAAATCTCTCATATACATGTGGTCAATCTCCCCACTGGCATTAAGCATCTTAACCGGGGTATTATCATATAAATTATTACATACCATATACAATTCTTTTACTGTCATCTTTATTTCCTCCTTTTGATTTGCTACATCTCTTTTATGCTTTAAGTATAGCACATGTGCACACCTTTGTCAACACTTTCTTTAAATAATCAATTCACGATTTATGTTAGCACTAACATTTTATATTAACAATAACAATTTTTATTACCCACAAGAATCACCGAAACATATCG